ATCATTCTTTATACTATTCTGCCGATTCTTTTCGTCTTGAAGTCTGGCTTCACGAATAACAAATGCTTCTCCCATATCATTTGGATCTGCATATCTCTGTGAAAACTCTTGGAAAGAAAATGATCTATGCCGAAGAAACTGACGAGCAATGTCTCTTGTAGTCTCAATCTCCATTGTGGCTGAAGCCATTTCAAATGGAGACCAATGCTTATGTTTAATTAAATATGATAAAAGCTTTGGTGTTGTTTTAGTATTGGCTTGGTTGCCGGGATTTGACACTCTAGCGCAATATGCAATCAGATCTTGAATATTATCTAAACCCATAATCCCTGGCTCTCCAGAGTGCACATGTTTCATCGGTTGGCTATATGCCAATAATCTAACTTTCAATTTAAATATCCTCTATGTTGATATGAATTAATATCATCTTTAAATTCAACCATAACTTCTAGCATTTTATCATAATCCTCTTCGGGTAATAAAGACCGATATAAACTTAACCCTGTTGTTGTAAGAACGGCTGCAATCATTAAAGGTTCATTATTATTTTCTACCATACTATTTACCGCATTTATAACTTTATTGTAGCAGGCTTTAAATTCATCATTATTATAATCAGTCATCGGCTAATACCAAAACAAGGCAACCAGCTCACATTACAATAGCGAGCATACTCTTCAAGCCCGACCATAGCCATAAGTGCAAGAATTGGTACGCCGATAATAATGAAAACTATAACTAAAAATGCCGGTAGTAACCCCTTCATTGTGCAATAGTATGTATTCTCGCTCATTGTACTTCTTTCATAACATAGGTTTTATTTTTCATATAATCAATGTATGATTTACCAGAAATTCTCTGACGAATAAAAGGTTTATTTGTTTCTGCTTTATTTGGATTTTCAATTGTCATAACAATATCTTTACCTTGACGTAAAGCCTTTTGTTGATTTAATACTCGCATCTGTGAATTAAGGTAATCTCTTCGCATTTCTTTACGAATAGTTTTACTTACATTTGAATGAATGCCCTGAGAAACATTCCCACTTGATTTTCCGCCTTTACTTTTAGCCATGATTTAATTCCTTATAATTTAAAACCTTCAAATTTCTTTGCATTTATACCATTATTTGTTTTATCAAATACTGGAGTATCATCTATTAATGTTTGCTCGCCTTCATGAGCATCAAATAATCTCATCTTTGATCTATCTATACCAATCACAAACCGTTTCTTATATGTAGGATCATTATATCTATTCTTTAATTGTTTGACTGCGAGTTGTCCCATTCCCTCAAGTTCTTCTGTAGAGATAAGGGCGAACATGAGGTCTGCGGTAGCGGGTAATCCAAAAGACTCGGACGTATCTTCAAGCCCAATATCCGAGTTACTATAACCAGACCTAGTCGTCTGCGTTGCAGTAACGATCGGTAAGTCAAACTCCACCGCAAGACCTCGTAGTTCTTCAGCAATTGCTTTAATGTAGTTGTATGAGTTAATTGCACCACCCATTCCTTTCATTCTACTTGAAGAACAGATATTCAAATAATCAATATAAATGATATCAGGTTCAAATGATTTCTTTAATTTTAACTCATTTAATAAAGCACGAAAGTGACCAGCGTGAGCTGATCCAGTCGGATATTCTTTAATAATAAGTTTACCATTTGTTTTAGACGAAAGACCTCTAACTCGTTCTGCAAACATCTCCTTACTAAGATGTTCTAACTGATCAATTGGTATATCAAGTAAGTTTGCATCAATCCGTTCTGCTATTCTTTCTTCTGCCATTTCCATAGTAAGATATAAAACATTCTTACCTTGATTTAGATTAGCAGCAGCACAGTGACACATAAATAAAGATTTACCAACACCAGTACCAGCAAGACAGACATTAAGACTTTTGTTTGGAATACCTCCCTTTGTAATCTTGTTAAAGTAGTCAAGATCGAAAGGTAATCTTTCTTCGTCACGGTGGTAGAATTCAAATCGCTCTTCAAAGTTTTCAATATAGTCGTGACCGATGTTGGGGTCGAACGAGACGCCGAGCGCTTTCGTGAGAATATCCGGTAAAGCATTTTTTGTTAAACTCTGATGTTTGCCATCAATGATGGAGATTGATTCCATAACAGCATTATATAAAGCACGGTCTTGACACCATTTTTCTGTAGTATCATTTAACCAAGTTTCATCAGACGCTTCTTCTTCAAATAAACTAGGAATAATTTCAACAGCATGTCTATACTGTTCGTCATTATAGTTATCAGCCTGATCAATTTCAATCTTAAATGCTTCCGCTGTCGGAAGTTTATTATACTTTGCAACAAACATACCTGCTTGCTTAAATAGCATCTTATAGACACCTTCAAAGTAATCGGGTTTTACGAAGGGAAGGACCTTTCGCATATATTTTTCGTTAGTAAGAATATTTTTAAGAACAACTTGTTCTATATTAGTGTTCAAATTTACACCTCTTTTAAATGGATTTCTTCTTTGTTTTCTATGGAAGATTCTAATATACTATATAATAAATCACCCGCAGCTAATTGTAAACCAATATCTTCTGCCGTAAGGTCTTCATCTGGTGCTGAGATAACTTCAAAGTCAAAATGTAAATCCAGTTCTTCGTCATTTTCTGGAGTCTTACCATCAACACGAATAGAACCGTAACGAATTACAACCTCGTTAAACTCTCCTTCAAGTATTCTAACATTCCATACTTCATTAATATTTTCATCTGATATTAGTTCGTAATCTTTATTTTCTACATACTTGCCCATTACTCTTCAACCACAATTTCATCCATTTCAACAAGAGACTGATGACCGATGCTATATTGCTTCTTTAGGAAATCTTTAAAATCCGTTTCAGCAAAGATCGGATCCCAGAAGGACTTATCAAGAGTTCCATCGTACCGAACTTTAGGTCCAACTTCTCCAGAAGATTGATCAACAGTAGCATACCAGCCATTGGAAGGCTTAACAGCATAACCACCAGCAAGAGCACAATCGAGCAAGCCAGAATAAGACTTGACACCACCTTCCCAAGACACAGTAATAGGAATCTTTGACTTTTCTTTAACATATCGTGATTTCTCCACATTAATCACAAAGTGATAACCTTGAATCTCGGTACCTTTCTTATCTTGTTGGCGACCAATAATCCAAATATTATCTGCACTATAGTATATACCAGTTCCGCCAGATACAATAGCTTTAGGAAATAAACCAATCTCTTGATATGTATGATTTACTGCAATAAGTGGAATATTCTTCATAGCAAGATATGGTGTACTCATACGGAATAAGCCTTTAAGTGCTTTTGCACGAGACATATCTGCTACAGACTTTTCATTCTTAGCATCTTCTAATTCTTTCTTTGATGCTAAGTTACCAATAGAATCAATAACAACCACAACTTTATCATTTCTATCTAATTCTTCTAGTTGACCAATTAAGTCAAATTTTAATTCTTCAACATTAGTAATTGGTGTATGAAGAACACGAGATGTATCAACACCGAATTGTTCAAAATAACTCTGAGGTGATCCAAACTCTGAATCATAGAATAGCATTACTGCATCTGGATATGCCTTTAAATAGGCAGCTGCCATAAGTAAGGCAAAGGAAGTTTTAAAGTGTTTAGAAGGTCCCGCAAGAACTGTAAGACCTGGGGCTAACCCACCATCTACCGAACCAGATAGTGCAACATTAATCATAGGGACATCTGTTGGAACCATATCTTTTTCAGTAAAAAATTTAGACTCAGAAAGAACCGATGTGTGGGATAGTTTTGAATTCTTCTTGAGTTTGTCCATAATTGACATACAATACTCCTCTGTATAGTATTAATTTATATATTATAAACCAAATTACAATAGATGTATATAAAAAATATCATATTTTTCTAATAAAAATAGTGTAATAAAAATTACTAATATTGCAATTAGTGGTTTAAATAAAATCTGTAGTAATATTATTATCAGATATATACAAATAGCATATATTAATAATTCAAGCATAGCTTACGTTTTGCTCTAGCTCACGAGAATCTTTTTCATACTCTTTTCTATATTCATTATTTGCACGAATAACCTCGTTTAAAACGCTAAACTCTTGGTTTGAAAAAGTATTAAATGCGGATGTATCTTTTGGGAAACAAGCACCACCATAGCCACGTTTACCATCAAAGCCTGGTGCTCTAGTATGTGATGTACCAATACGTGGATCTGTACCAATAGCATTTACTATATGACCGAAATTTCCACCAAACTTTTCTACTACATCATAGAATTGATTAAACCATAAAACCTTAGTAGCAAGAAAACAATTAAGACCATACTTCACAAAGCTGGCTTCTGTAGCAGACATATGAAAGGCTGGACATGGTTTGCATAAACTATATTCTTTATAGATTTCTTCTAATCGTAGTGTGGTTTCTTTATGTCCACCAAACACATGCATATCAGGATTTATAAAATCAGAATTAGCATTAACTTCTGTTAGAAATTCTGGATTATAAACAACTCTTGAACTTGTACCACCACCACGAGTAAGAGATTTTATAACATCGGGTGTTACTGTGGATTTAATTACTATAATACCACTACGGCGCTGTTTAAGCTTCTTTACAGTTTCTACTACAATAGATGAATCAATTTCACCATCTTTACCCATAGGAGTTGGAACAGCCACAAAAGAAACATCTACGTCTAGCGATTTAATACTATCAACACTATTTCCATATTTAGGATCAATAATAACTTTAGTACAGTTATAATCATTAAATCCATGATCAACGGCTTTGCCAACAAAACCATGACCAACAATTGCTATTTTTAATTTAGAACCCATTGGGATATACTTCCTTATAATATTTACTGATAAGAGGCTCACCATTCTTTACGAGCCTATCCATTAATTCTTCTACTGATATATTATAATATAATGCGACAGTTTTGTAAAGCATTAGTTTACTCCATAATACAATTTGTACCAAGAAACAAATCTTTCAACACCTTCAGCAATTGAAACTGTAGGTTTATAACCAAGTTTTTGCAGTTTAGTTGTATCGGACCAAGTAGCTTGAGTATCAGCTGGGTGTTTTGGTACAAGTTTACGTTTAGCTTTACGATCAAGATTGGTTTCAATATGATCAACAAAGTCAACTAATTGGACTTGTTCTCCATAGCCAATATTATATATTTCATTAAATTCTTCAGTTTGAGATAAAGATTGATTTAAAACAATAACAATACCGTTTACAATATCATCAACATATGTAAAGTCACGAATCATATCGCCATAATTAAATAGTTCAATTTCATTACCAGCGACAATATTTTTAGTAAAATCAAAGAGTGCCATATCAGGGCGACCCCAAGGACCATAAACGGTAAAGAAACGTAAGCCAGTAGTTTTAAGAATTTTACTTGAGATAAACTGGCACTCATTAGTTGATTTAGTAAAACCATATGGATTTAATTGGTAACCAGTTTTTTCATTTTCATTCCACGGTAGCGGATTACCAGCCATAGTACACGATGTAGATGCATATATTACATTTTCAATATTAGCTTCAGTGCAAGCTTCGATTAGATTTTGAGATCCAGTAATATTATTATCAATATATTTCTGAGGGTTATCTAGTGAGTGCCGAACACCTGCATATGCAGCTAAATGAATAACGGCATCAGGTTTATGTGCAGCAAGAAAAAAACGTAAAGGTTCTTTTGATTTTAGATCAAGACGGTGCACTTCAACACCAAGATTCTTTAAATTATTTGCTCTATCTTCTTTTAGATCGACATCATAGTAATCATTAAAGTTATCAAATGCTGTTACAGTATGACCTTCATCTATTAACTTTTGAATAAGATGGTAGGCAATAAAACCGGCGCCGCCCGTTACTGTTATGTGTGACATATTTTATTCTCCTTTATACCTCTATTATACACTATTATAAAGGTATTGTAAACTAAAAAAATTCGGATAAATCATTATCATTAAAGTCTATATTAGAACCTTTAGGCATATGAGTAAACTTTTTCCATATCTGAGAAGGTTTTATCTTAACCCTACCATACTCTCGAGTTATTTTAAAGTTTGCTTCTGGCCAATATTTTTGTAATCCTAACGATCTATTTAGTCGCCAACTGTCGGAATTATCGTTACCACCGTTACCTTTTTTTGTGGCTTCTTTAACTATTAACAGCGTATTAAATAGCAATGTACAATATTCTTTTGATAATACTTGTAAAGAATAATCTGTATCCTCTACGACATTATCTCTCCATTTTATATTAATATTATTATTAACAAGAACACCACTATAGCATTGTTTGTTTATATCTATAGGATACTTTTTAGTCCAAGCAAAAATATCATGAGAAAATCCAGATATGCCGATGTTTTCAAAATGATTCGTAAAAGTTTCTATTATGGATATTAGTTTAGATGGATCCTCTTTTATGTTCTTACCATCTTTTCTTACTTTAAACGATCTTATATTATCATCGAACTGCCAATGATATTTTGCATTAGAATGTTCTTTACAAAAGTTTCTTACATATGGTATTCCTTGATTGTTTTTTTCTAAGCAGATCATCTTGTCATGTTTATGATAAATAGAGTATTGTTCATAGTCTTGAGGCTCAACTACAATTAAATAGTTGAGCCCACTTTCTTCTAAAACTTTAGCTGTGACACAGGTAGGTCTTCCTTTAGAAGGAATATAT